TGGATGGATCTGGCCAAAATCAAGACGCGCGGGCTGACCCGGCGCGAGATATTCGACCTGGAGGCCGACGGCATCAAGCTGGCCGAGGTAAAGAACAACGATTGGGCCGCAGTGGACCGGCTGCTGGACATGTGCTGCGAGCCGCGGATCGAGGACAAGGACGCGCTGACCCCGGGCGAGTGCCTGACGCTTTTCGCGCGCATGATGGACAAGACCTTCCTGCCGGAGGCGGACGCAAAAAACTCCGGCTCGCCGCCATCCTGAGCCGTCATGGCCGGCTGCACGACTGCGGCGCGTGCGAGAAGGCCGGCCACCAGGCGCGGCGCGGGTGCCCGCGCATCGAGGGGGCTGACAGGCCGCCTCCGCTGGAGATCGACGGAACGCGCTACGCGGGATGCCCGGTGGCCGCCGTCGACCGGCGGCTGTTCAGGGAGGCGGTCGGACTGTACCGTCACTACCGCCAGGGATTTTTACCAGGGGCGGGCGGGATCCTCGACCAGCAGGAGCGGCACCTGGAGATGATCGAGACCATCGATGCGGTGCTGGCCGAGATCGAGGCGGAAGAGGCCGAAAAAAAGAAGCGGGGCAAGCGATGAACAACAAGTACTCCATCGTGGTCGAGGCGGCCACGGCCAGCGCGCAGAAAGAGCTGGAGCAGCTCGGCAAGCGGGCCGAGGGCGCCTTCGACCGGGCCCGGGCCAAGGCGGTGCAGTTCGAGACCGGCGTGACCAACATGTGGCGCGGGCTCAAAAGCGCCTGGGTGGAGATCGCCGCCGGGGCACTGGCCGTGCGCCAGGCCTACGACATGGCCTTCCAGGCGGCCAAGTTCCAGGAGCGCGAGCAGGCCTTCGCCAACCTGGCCGCCAGCCACGGGCAGAGCGCCCAGCAGATCATCGCCGACCTGCGCCGCATGAGCGGCCAGACGCTGGACACCATGACCATCATGGAGAAGGCCGGCACCGCCATGACGCTGGGGATCCCCGCCGAGAAGCTGGCGCAGCTGATGCAAGTCGCCCGGTCAACGGCCAAGGTCACCGGCCAGGAGGTCAGCCAGGCGTTCTCCGATATCGTCACCGCAGTGGGGCGCCAGTCCCAGATGATCCTGGATAACTTGGGGATCATCGTCAAGGTGGGCGAGGCCAACGAGCGCTACGCGGCCCAGCTTGGCAAGACCGCCAGCCAGCTCACCGACGCCGAGAAGAAGCAAGCCTTCCTCAACGCCACCCTGGAGGCCGGCGCCGAGGTGGTGGAGCGCGTGGGCCATCGCACCGACACCCAGGCCGAGCGTTTTCAGCGCTACCAGGCCCGGTGGCACGACGCCATGATCTGGGTTGGCAAGGTGGTGCTTACAATGGCCCAGGGGATCGAGTTCGTCTTCACCGCCGCCGGGGCGTCTATCAATCGCATCGTGGAGAAGGCTGTGGCCTCCATGGTGTGGATGATCGAGAAGGTGGAAAAACTGCCGTTCACCGACTTCTCCGGCACCATCGAGGGCCTGCGGGCCCTGCGCGACAACGCCCGGGGCGCCGCCGACATCGGCATCGCTCACATGAGCGAGACGTGGGACCTGATGCTGGGCAACTTCCAGGAGGCCGAGCCTATCGTCACCACGGTCAACCGCGGCTTGACCGATCAAGGCGAGGCCGCCGGCTCCGCCGCCCCCAAGGTTCGCAAGCTGGCCGAGGCCACCAAGGACCTGGTGGACCTGTGGCGCATCCAGGCAGATGACAAATACGCCGTGCGGTCCCGAGCGCTGGACTACGAGATCCGGGCCCTGGAGGAGGCGGCCCGGGAAGGTGTGGCCGCCGGCGAGAAGACCCCCAAGGACTTTTGGCAGATCCAGTACGAGGAGCGCTACGAGGTGCAGTCCCGCGCCCTGGATGCCATGATCCAGGCCGAGGAGGCCGCCTCCAAGCACCTGGTGGACCTGTCCGAGCGCACCGCCGAGGCGATGGAGCAGAATTTCTCAGATCTATTTTTCGATATAATGAAGAACAAGTTTACCAGCTTGCGCGATTTCGGACAGGCAGTGCTTGATTCATTGACAAGGGCCACTGCAGATTATCTCGGGCAGCTCGCCAGGGTAGCATTGTTCGGAGAGAAGGACGGATCCGGTGGCTTAATCAATAAATCCATTTCCTGGATCGGCGATGCGTTATCCTCCTCCATTACTTCTGGTGGCAATCTAATTCATATCGGAGCAGGCGGAACAACTGCTTTCGGTATGCATTCAGGCGGAATTGTCGGCAGCGCTCCGACATTTTACCGCACGGTTCCGGATACCGTCTTTGCAAGTGCTCCGCGCCTTCATGATGGTTTTGCTCCAGACGAATATCCAGCGATCCTTCGCCGTGGAGAAGGTGTTTTTACTCCGAGACAGATGGATGCGCTTGGCTTTATGGCCAGGAATGAAAAAAACGAGGTTCATCATCATTACGATTTGACATTGGAGATGCAGATCGTAGCAATGGATTCGAAGAGTGTATCGCAGCATCTTGCACAACACAGAAATGAGATTGTTGGGATGGTGCAGATGGCATTCAATAGGTTGGGACAAAGAGGGCCATTGGGAAAATGAGTGGTATATATCCATCCACGCCAGCATTTTTGAGCATTAAAATTTCATCAATCCAGCCAACGTTGGTATCCATCTCTCATAGCCTTGCGCGCCAAGCCAGAAGCCGTGGCGGCCAACGTTGGTTAATTGAAGGAACTTATCCTAAGCATTTACTGCGTGAGGAATTTGCCCCTTTGATAGCCTTTTCGCTCAAGCAGCGTGGGCAATTTGATACATTTCAAATTATATTACCGAAATGGTCCACGGCGAGAGGAATAGCTACCGGCACACCGACTGTTGATGGTGCGTCTCAGGCAGGGCGAGTCATACACACGAAAGGGTGGACACCCTCTCAAACAGGAATCCTGCTGGCAGGAGATTTCATCAAGTTCGCAGGACATGATAAGGTCTATATGATGACTGTTGATGCCAATTCGAACAGCTTGGGATTGGCGGATCTGAATATTGAACCTGCCCTGTTGAAATCGCCAAACGATTCAGAAACATTGATAGTGACGGATGTACCATTTAGTGTGGCGTTCGCGAAGGATTTGCATGAATGGATTGTTCATGCCCCATTGTTTAATGAATTTGAAGTGTCTTTTGTGGAGGCATGGTAATGACTGATCGCGGAGCGACAGTAGCAGTACTGACTGAACTCGAAAAATCGAAAAATCAACCGTTTCATCTGGTGGATGTGCTTTTTGATCCAACGCCAATTTATATCACAGACGCTTGGACGAATGTAATATGGAATGGTCAGGTATATACTGCGCTTGGCCATTTTTTGGGGTTCAGCGATATCGAAGAATCGGCGGATTTACGTGTCACCAACATGACCGTGCAGCTTTCTGGCATTGATCAAAGTGTCGTATCGGCGGTGCTGGGGGAAAAATATATTGATAGACCGCTAAGAATTAGAAAAGCATTTTTTGACGAAAACATGTCAATTATTCCTGACCCTGTACTAATCTTCGAAGGACGAATGGATCAACCTTCGATTCAAGAAGACCCAAACAATGGCTCCTGTACGGTCACTGTTAATGCTTCTAGTGCCTGGGTGGATTTTGAGCGAAAGAGTGGCCGGCATACTAATCATACGGAACAGCAGCTTTTTTTTCATGGCGATAAAGGCTTTGAGTTTATCAGCGAAATTACTAAAGAAATCGTTTGGGGAAGAAAATGACGGGTGAGCAAGAAATTGCTTTGATGCGCTTTGTGCAAGATTCCATCGGCAGGCCCTTTGCCTGGGGACGATGCGATTGCAATGTCTATGCCTTGGAGGCAATTGATGCTACACATGGCACAGATCTCGCCTCGTTGATTAGCGGGCGCTACAGCACCGGCCTTGGCGCAATCCGATATCGGAAACGTTGTCCATGGGGCTCGTTCATCGGATTGCTTGCCGAACACGGATTTGTCGAAGCCAAAAAAGGATTTGAGCAAACAGGAGATCTTCTGGTTATCCCTGATCCTCGCTGGGAAATGGTGCATGTTTACCTGGGAAGAGATGCCGTTAGTGTATCACCGGATCTCTCTGTGTGTATATTTCCGATGGCTTCGATTCGCCATGAGACTTATTTGGTGTGGAGGTTGCCATGCCAGCCGCAGTAGTTGCCATCGGGGCAATGGTTGCCGGAGCTGGCGCTGCCGCGGCAGCAACAGGAGCAGTCATTGGCGGAATTACCATAGGCGCTGTTGGCGCGGCAGTAATTGGCGGCGTGACGACTATGGCCGTCTCTTATATTGGCAATTCTCTGTTTGCTCCTGATGTTGAGACTACACAGATTAGTATAGAGGCGTTCAATCAGGGTCTCCTACTAAACAAGGCGTCAACAACTTCGCCAATCCCTGTAATTTATGGAAGCCGTCGCATTGGCGGGAATCGTGTTTTTCTGGAAGTGTCTGGAGAAAACAATGAATATGTACATCTCGTTTTAGCATTATGCGAGGGGCCGATTTCAGCAATCAACACCGTTTATTTGAACGATGTGCCATCAACGGATACACGGTTTTCAGGTTTGGTTGATGTGTACAAGCATCTTGGCACGGATGATCAAATTGCAGATGCCAATTTGATGACCGCGGTGCCGTCATGGACTGCGGAGCATCGGTTGTGCGGTGTGGCGTATCTCTATATACGGCTGAAGTGGGATTCTGACGTATTTTCCGGAGGTCTTCCAACAATCACCGCTGATATCGACGGTCGATTGATTTATGATCCAAGAGATGCAATTACAAAATTCTCTCGAAATCCGGCCCTGTGTATCCGCGACTATATTACCAACACGAGGTATGGTCGTGGTATCCCAGAGTCCCAGATACAGGATTCCGATGTTATTGCCGCAGCAAATTATTGCGATGAAACTGTCACGGTTGGCGGAATTGTCCAGGCCCGATACACCTGCGACGGGGCCATAAATATAGACGATAGTGCGCTGACCAATACTGAGAGATTACTATCATGTTGTCGCGGCATGCTCGTATTTTCTGCAGGATATTATCGACTTCTGATTGACCGCCCGGCTGTTTCAACATTTTCCTTCACAGAAGATAATATTACCGGATCGTGGCAAATAACGCTCGGGTCGAAAAAAAACATGTTCAATCGACTACGGGTGCGCATATTCAATCCAGATCGCTCCTGGCAAGATGACATCATTCCGATTGACTCAGAGGCTCTTCGTGTATTGGATAACGGCCTGATATTGGAAACGTCAATTGATTTGCCGTTTACTGCCCAAGCCGGCACAGCGCGACAAATCGGCGCGATCAACCTTAATCAATCCCGCCAACAGATTGTTTGTCAATTTACGGCATTTATCGAAGGATTACGTTGCGAAGTTGGTGATGTGGTATCAATTACTCATAGTACACCAGGCTGGGACGGGAAACTTTTCAGGGTTCTTGGCATACAGCTAAAAAACGATGATGAGGTGATTGTTTCTGCGCGCGAATATGACGAAACGGTATATAATTTTGATGTAATCTCAGCAGAAGATGCAACCCCTAATACTAATTTGCCCAATTTGTCATCGGTCGGATGTCCGACCAATTTGCAAATTTATCAAGACTTTTACGATACAGGCGTATACCTCCAAAGTCAGGTAGTTTTGTCTTGGACCCCTCCGAATGATGCGTTCGTGCTTTGGTATGAGGTGGAATACAAAGAATACTCCGTTGGCACCTGGTCTCATTTTACAACGACAAGATCGAATTTTGCGGTTCTAACCGATCTTTCTCCAGGATATTATGACTTTCGTGTTAGGGCAATCAACACCATGATGATTGCATCTGATTGGGCAATGTTATCTGGGGCCTCTGTAACGAAATCACCACTTCCGCAGCCGCCCATAGGATTTCAGGCATATCTGTCAGGCCAGTCGATTGTTTTGACATGGACTGCGTCATCAGATGTTTCCATAAAAGGCTATAATATCTATTTGGGCGGAACCGCGATTGTAACGAATTACAATGGGAATAGATACGTATATGTTGGAAATCTAACAGCAGGGATTTACAACTTCACTCTTAAAACGCTCGATGTCTATGGACAAGAGAGCACTACTGCGAAATCTGCATCAATCACGATTCAATCGCCATCTACTCCAGTGCCGTCTGCATATACAGAAGGCGAAATAGCGATTGTGACATGGGGGTCTTGTCAAACTTCTCTCGCAATTGATCACTATGCAGTGAACAGCGTTTCCGTTGGAAACAGCACGTGCTACACCGAACGAATCGTTTGGACATCAAAACAATTCAACGTTGTGGCCGTTGATGTGGCAGGAAACGAGAGCGCAGCCGGGACGGTTACGTTAAATGTATCATTTCCAACTGCGGTCACACAAATTACCACGACGAGTTTCCCTTATGCAATAAGGCTGACTCTTGTTTACACAACATTTCCTAATTTCGATGTAATTGAGATTTGGGCTTCAGAAACCAATAATCGGGATGATGCCGAGTTGGTTGGAGAATCTCAGGCAACGTCATGGGCTCACAACGGGCTGCCGTTGATCGCCACGCGCTATTATTGGACGCGCATCCGAGATATTTATGGCAACTATGGTGCATGGTATCCAGAAAGCGCGATTGCCGGTGTTATGGGTACGACTTCAACCGATCCGGCAGATTATCTCCAAGTTCTGAATGGCAACATTTCTGAAGATCAACTTGTAAATGACTTACTTACCCGCATTGATAAAATCGACAAAGATTATATTTATGAGCACGGAGTTTT